ACTGCGTCGTGCCGTCAAAAAACAAGCCAATAAAGCAGTTAGGCATTCTGCCATCGGTTTTGCATCCAATATTGTGGGACAAGAAGCCGCTAAAGGTTTGTATGGGGCCGGAGCCAAAGCCATTAAGCTTGCTAAGGCCTACACCCCTACCAAACAGAAATCACTCGTTCTGTCTGACGTGTCAAGTCGGTATCTTCTCTCATACGTCAAGCCTTTTGATGAAAATGCACGTAACGCTCATGTACCAACAATGCCTTCTTACCCTTCTCACAAAGCAATGGGATTTATTAGGGGGACCGGGTATATTGGGCAAAAAGGTGTTGGATGGGTGGCACTCATACCCACTGTTGCCAAAAACAATCCGGGTGTGTATTACACTGCCGCAGATTACAATTATGAGCAGACAAGTCAACCTGCGAATGATGGTGTCGGGGGAACTGACATCAACCCAGTGTTGGCTACGTTCTCAAATTTGCCTTATGATGCAACGCAGGTGGTAAACTCATCTGGACCTCCACAAGCCGACATTTCAGGCCGAATTGTGTCAGCGGCACTTCGGATGCGCTACACGGGAACTGAGTTGAATCGGTCCGGCAACATATATGCCTATGCTGACCCTGATAACAATAACACCCTCGGTGGTCAAAGATCTGGGACAGTGCCTGGGTCTGGATATACAGTGTCCGATTTGTCTACCAAGGAAGCCACCGAAATTTGTAGTGTGTCAAAGAGATACACGCAGGTGGTTATCCTTCCAGGCAATTCCATCAATCTTGATTATAATATCCCACAAGCACAAGATGTCAAGAAGCTGTTTCCCTATTACAATGGTGAGACTGTGATTGACAATGGGACAAAGGTTGGACAAGCTCCTGCGGTTATTATGATTACTGGTATTCCGGGGCAGTCGTTTTACTTTGAAGCGATTGTTCACGTGGAGTATCAAGGTCCAGGAGTAGCACAATCACTTATGACAGAGTCAAGAGCGGATATCGTTGGACTTGATGGGGTTCAGACATTGTTGGCCAAAGCTCAGCGCCTCAACGCACGGGATGCTCAGTTATCCTTCGATGCATGTGTCAAGAAGATGATGCGTGAAGAGAAGATAGTCATGGGGTCTGGTCGTCGAAGCGTTGACTACTAGGTCTTATGGGGTTGGTTCTGCGTGAACCAATCCCTCGGTCTTTTAACTGCCAGGAAGAACCGAGTTGATTTCCAGGGTAAACTTGGGGACGTATGTGGGGTGGTGTTACCTACAGACGTTTGCACTAAACACATCGTCCACTCCCAGCTTAACGGCAACAATGGTGAGTGGACTAACACGGACGATTTGGATAACGCTCTTAAACAACTGGAGGGGGTTAATCTAGACTTGTCCTTCGGGGATTTTCCTCCGTTGAGCAAAACTCAGAACCAGGGCAGAGTTTCTAAGGCTCATCACCACCAAAAGAAGGTTAATGGTGGGAGGAACGATCCAGATGATCAAACTAGACGTGTGAATGCTCTGAATGCCGCTCGGCGTGTCAATACCAAAGAGGTTAAACCAAAGAACACTACCGAGATTGATGCTGGCAAGAGAGAACGTCCCGTTCAGAAATTGATCATGATGCCAAAACCATTAACCGATTCAACCGGTGTCACTCGCCATGTTTGTGGTTGGGATGGAAAACAAGCTTACAAGGATCATAATGGAGAGAGATGCATTGGGCTCAGTGATGGGGCAATGGCAATCTCCTGTCATGAAGATGCTAGTTTTAATCTCGTCAAACGCCATGGTACCGGTTGGATTGAGCGATACACTGTGCCGAATGAAAGTGATGATTTGAACCAGTTAGTATACCTTTCATCAGCATGGGACGTTATGTGGGTGCGGGGTAATTTTGTTCATGAGGGGTTAAGTTTTACTGAGCGGTCGTATGTGGTATTTACGCCCGCTTTACAACTCCTTAAAACCAAATTTTCGTCACGCCAGATTACAGAATCGCTTGTTAATGGTTTTACAGCTGCATTGACCAGAGAGTTTTCACTCGGGGAGTATGACCCTTTATTGCTGCAAACTGTACAATATTACGTGCACAGCTCTCATAAGCTAAATTATGAACTGAGTCGCACCAATGTTTGCAAAACCAAAGTGGTCGTGAAAGATCGTGTGGAGGAGAAGTATCTTTCCGTTTTAAAAATTCAACGCACTAACGACGAGATTGTTCGTTTTAACAGCGTTGATTGTGAAGTGGTTGATGCTTATCCTGGTCGCACTGATTGTTTGATTACCCTCAAGGTCAAAGGGGAAGAAGAACCTAAGTATTGGACAGGTAGGAATGGGAGTTGTTACCAAGAAGGGGATCAGTCCTCATACCCGGCATTCAAAACACAGGAAAAGGATGCTAATGACTTCAAATACTATCGGTCTCAGTTTTGTTCTTTTGATGGTGATGGTGTTAAACCTTTTGTTACATATTCCGTGAACGCTCGTAACGCTTGCAAGGCATTGAAACGTATGGCAGGTGCTCGCGAGACTCAGGAATATGACCATTATCTGACTTCCCTTCAGTATGCGGCGTTTGGTGAAGTGATTTCCAGGTTATTTGGAGCTGACAACTTTTTTCAAGAGAATGTGATGTTCTTTGATGTTGGCCGTTTAACTTGTGAGATCCGGCAGAATCATTTCACCAAATTCAAAGTTGGACCACAGAAGTGGGATATTATTGAGGTGGATGGTGAGTGTGTTGGTAGGGACACCTACGTCACTCCTTACGGGGTGAGATGTCTATCACACTATACTCAGCCATTCGTCGACACTGGTATTCCTGCTCAGCGACAGAAGATGTCAACCTTATACCGCTCACCTAGTGCTTGGGAACTCTTGAGTACCGAGGGATTGGGCGCGTTGACCACTTCTGTCATTGTTGAACCACACCTACGCTCTTGGGTTAATGTTCATGATGATCTGCCACGGTACAAAGGAACGGTGGAGGAAATGAACATGATTCATCAGCAGATGGCCAAAGGTTTCCAGCAATTGTTGGATCATCATTGTTTTGAGAAGATCGAAGACTACAAGAATACTCATCCAGACTGGATTTATCTGGCCGGATGGGAACGTTTTCTCACAATGATGGACTGTGAATCAGATCGTAAGTGGCATGCTGCAATTGCTCATGTTAAGAAA